ATATACGATAGAATCGCATGATCCGTTTAACCTGGCCGAACCAGGCGACGAAATGGATCTGGTTGATGCTCCTAACTCTACGGCAATAACAGCCATACAGAATGGTTTGGCTACACCAACAAACATAACAGCAGCAACCGGCGTATTGTTATCAACAGCAGGAATTAAGGCTATTTGGGATTTCTTAACCGTAGACGTTACGGCGGCGATCTCCAGTTTCGCTAATTTATTTAAAACAAATATTGATGCAAAGATATCTGAGTCTGGAGGAGGTCTTGATGCAGCAGGTATAAGGGCAGCAATTGGGATGTCTTCTGCAAATCTTGATGAACAATTAGAAACAATTTTATTACAAATTTCTGCATTGGGAACAGGTACAGGCCCCATTGAAAAACCTTATTATGTTTCTGTAAATGGAGTTCCTTGTGGAGATGTATTAGTAATAATGTCATTAGATGCTCAAAGAGAATACCCTATACATAAAGGAACAACAGATGCTACGGGCTATGTAAAATTTTATCCTAATGTTCCTGAAGGTACAAAGGTCTATATGTGGAGTTTTAAGACTGGTTTTGATTTTAACAATCCAGATGAGGAGACAGTGTAATGTCTGATTGGAGACAAGAGGGAACTCTTTCAACTGATTCAACTTGGAGTGATCAATTTAGGATCGATTTCCCAGAGTTTGCACATGATAGTCCGGAAATTTATCCTGATTCTATGATTAATTTTTGGTATGGGATTGCTCAGAAATTATTAAATATTGAGAGATGGGATGATTTATTAGAAACTGGGTATAAATTATTTGTCGCTCATAAATGTTCATTGGCATTAGCAGCAGAAGCAGCAGCAGCTTTAGGGGATAGAACAGGAGCAAGTGTAGGATTAGTTGGCAATAGTTATAATGTAGGAGGCGTTTCTGTTGGTTATGATATATCTGCGACTACAATGCCTGATGCAGGAGAATTTAATTCTACAATTTATGGGAAACAATTTTATCAATTAATGATTATTGTTGGCACCGGCGGATATCAAGTATGAAAGTAAGTTTGAAAAAAAGCATAGATAATACATTAAATACTTTAAAGAAAATGAAAAATCTTGAAAGTATGGATGTTCTTGTCGGCGTCCCTGGAGAAACGGCGCCTAGAAAGAATAATAAAGAGGATATAAATAACGCTCAACTTCTTTATATTCATTCTAAAGGATCTCCATTGAAAGGAATTCCTGCGAGACCTGTAATTGAGCCGGCAATTTCCGAACCTAAAAATAAAGCACAAATAGCAGAGAATTTGAAATTGGCTGCGCAGTTGATGCTTGAAGGGGAACATGAAGGAGCGATTAGACAACTTCATTTAACGGGAATTGATGCAGTAAATAGAATAAAAGCTTGGTTTGAAGATTCGTCAAACAATTGGTCACCTTTACAAAGAGCAACGATATTGGCAAGAATTAGAAAACAAAAGAGTAAAAAGAAAAGAAAAGAATTATATGATTTATTGATCTCTGATCCTTCAAAATTTTTGCCATTGCAGGATACAGGTCAATTAAGAAATGCAATAACTTATGTTGTTGAAGCGAAAGAGAAATAAAAATGGTTTTTAATTTAAGAAATGTGGTTTTGCATACAGCTTATGTTCAATCATTTATAGTTTATCGTTCGTCTGGCCAATTTGTAAATGGTAGATGGGTAGAAAATATCCCTGAACAGATAACAATGCAAGGAACGGTCGTTGCAGCGAGTGAAAAAGAAATTGTTGCATTACCTGAAGGAGATAGGATACAAGGAAGCATGGTGTTTCATTCAACAGAAGAATTATTCCCCACAAGAAGCAATGGGACATCCGATAAGATTTTATGGAATAATCAGCTTTGGAAATTATTTACTTTGGGAGATTATGGAGATTACGGGTTCTGGAGAATGGTCGGAGTGAGGATTAAAGGGAATTAAAAATGGCATATCTTACATTAACAGAATTTGAAGATTTAATGCAATCAATTTTTTGTTCTATTCTTGAATGGGAAAGCGAAGAATTGAAAAATAATGTAAGAATTTCTTGGCCAGAAGAAGGCCAACCAGCCTGGGAAATAACAGAAGATTTAGTATTTTTAAGGTGTTACGAGATTAATGATTCAATAAATAAGGAAAGAGAGCACACAGATGAATATCAAGTCTCCCCCGATGAATTTGCCAGAGATACAAAATACTCTATTGTAATGGCGGTTGATGTTATTTTATATGGGCCAAATAGCTTTGAGAATGCAAGGAATATAAGAGATGGAATTTTTTCAGAAAATATAAAATTAATTTTGAAACAAAACGATATCTACTTAAAGCCTAAAGAAGATCAGATAACACCAAAAAGAGCAGATGAATATTTTGAAGGCCGTTGGTGGAGGAGGACAGATATAGGTTTCAGATTTAATGAGAAGATGGTTGTCAGCACTACAATTCCTGCAATCGATTCTGTGAATATAGGGATTTATGAAGGAGAAGAAGGAAGCAAAATTGCCGAAGTAAACGTAAATAATGAATAAAATAAGGGGAGGTAAAAAATGACGACTTTGAATTTAGATAGTATTATTGATGTAACAGTATCAGTATCACCAACTGCCGCTGCCAGGGGAACTTTTAATGAATTGTTAATTTTGGGGATTAACGGATTAACAATTTCTAATCCAATAAGTGTAGATGAAAGATTAAGAGAATACGAATCTTTATCTGCAATGTTGGATGATGGATTTGTAACGACAGACGACGAATATGAAGCTGCAGCATTATATTTTGCCCAGTCTCCTGCTCCTACCACTGTTTGGATTGGCGTAAGAGACAATGTTTCAAGCCCCGAAGAAACAATTCTTGAAGCTTTGCAAGCTTGCCGCAGTGCCAAAGATGATTGGTATATTGTTTATCCTATCGAAGCAACTTCGGTTGATTTAGAAGATATTGCACTGTCTGTTGAATCAATGACCCCTTCTACAATTTTGGCTTATAATTCTAGCGCAGTAGATATTTTAGATGCTGATTCGTTGACTGATATTGCAACAAAATTAAAAGACGAATCATATTCAAGGACTTTTGGGATATATAGTACTGAAAGCCATGCTGTTGCTGGCGTAATGGGTGTTGCTTGCGGTTTGAATACTAGCCTGGCTAATTCTGCCTTTACTTTGAAAGGTAAGAATGTCGTTGGTATTGACACTGAAGATTTAACGGCATCAGAAAGAGGCATTATAGAAGCCAAAAATTGTAATTTGTATTTAAGTTATGCAAATTATTATTCTATTCTTGAGCAAGGCGTGATGGCCAATGGATATTTCTTTGATCAAGTTATGAATAGAGATATGTTGGTTAATGACATTCAGCTTTCTTGTATGGATTTAATTTATCAAAACAAGAAGATTCCCCAGACAGAAGCAGGCATGACATTAATTTATAATGCCATTATGGCTGCTTGCGAATCTGCTGTTAGAAGAGGCCATCTTGCTGCGGGAACTTATACAGGAGCGACATTCAAGAATCTTACTCAAAATGATTATATGCCTAATGGATATATTATTCAGAGCGATAGCCTTGCAGATCAATCTGCTGCAGATAGGGCATTAAGAAAAGCTCCTTCATTTTATGTAACGATTAAAGAAGCTGGAGCTGTTCATAGTATGACAATTGAAGTGATTGTGAATGTTTAATAAAATAATTTAATCTCAAGGAGGGATTATATGGAAACAACGACTTATAGTTTTTTGGATACATCATGCGTTATTGCTCATCCTCTTTTACCATCCGCCGCAATTGTGATTACAGGAGAAGGCGCAGGAAAAGCCGTAGTGAGTATGAAAGAAGACAAATCTGTTATTGATGTCTCAGCTGATGGATCTCCGATGGTTTCTAAAATTGCAGGGAATGTAGGTTCTATCAGTATCGATGTTCAACAGACTTCTAGGATTCATAAAGAATTGCTTGCTTTATATAATAAAGTCAATGGAGCAGATACTTCTATGTGGGCAAATGCTGCAATTACATTGAGAAATATAACAGATTTTACAGGGCATATTGCCACTGGAGTATCCTTTCAGAAAGTCCCTGATAAAGGATATGACAAGCAAGGAGCAATGATTACTTGGGTATTTTTGTGTGCAGATATTCAACATTTAGTGTCATAATAAAAAATAGAAAAAGGAGAAAAAGATCATGGTGAAAGAAAAAACAAAGGATATTACTTTAGGAGGGAATCAATTCAGATTAACAAAAATTTCTGCTATTGATGGATCTGCTTTATTAAGATTATTTACAAGTCGAGGAAAGATTAGTGTTCAGCAATTTGTTTCAAATTTAACGACAGAACAATTCTCTGATTTGCAAAGAATTTTACTAAGCAAAATTTTCAGATTAGAGATTGTTAATGAAAAAGAAGCTTTGTCTCCTGTTTATATTGGAGATGGTATGATAGACCCTAAAATCGAAGATGCTCAGACAATATTTATGCTTACTATTATTTCATTGTCGTTTAATTTGTCCGGTTTTTTCGAAGAAAGCACATTGAAGGAATTCGGTCAGATTATGGATCAATTCAATGTGTAGAACCTTTAAATTGTGATGGATTTGCTTTTGCACCTGTTATCAATGGGTATTGGAAACAACATGAATTATGGGATGGAACATACGATTTAGATGATTTGTTAGATATTCATGAATTAATGGCTGTTAAACAAGAAAATGAAAGAAGAGCTTCTGAATATAATAGTAAAAATAGGTAAATAAGATGGGAATTGAAACAATCGAAAAATATTTGGTAGGACTGGGATATGAATTTGATGTTTCTGCGTACCAAAAATTTGAAGCTTCATTAAAAAAGGCCGAGAATGTTGTTGAAAAACATACCACTTTTTTATCTTCTTCTTTTATCAAGGCCACCGGTGCAGTTGTTGGGGCAATGGGAACAATTGCAATATCAACAGGGACTCTACTTGATAGTTTAGCAAAAGCCGACCTTGGATATGAAAAACTTGCCCTTAGAAT